TGCGTGAATTGATGAATAGTCCGATTGACGGGGTAGCGTTGCAAGCCGTGAAGGACGTGCTAGACCGTGCAGGACATAAGCCGAAGAATGAAATCAAGGTGGAGAAAACCGTGACCACCATTGAGCAGAAGATGAAACAGTTGATTGATGCGACCATTGACGCGGAGTATGAGGAGGTAGAGGAATGAGTAATACTGTAACGCAACAACAGATTGATGATTTGATTAAAAACGCTGAAGTGCGTATTTATACGGCGTTTGATAAGTGTACCGTTGTGCTGGTTCAGCTTAAAAATGGGTTTATTTTGACGGAATCCAGTGCGTGTGTTGACCCTATGAATTACGATGAGGATATGGGGTATGAAATCTGCATGGAACGCATTAAAAACAAGTTGTGGGAGTTGGAAGGGTATGTCCTCCAAAAGACGTTTAAGTAAAGAACAGCTTTTTTATCACAAAATTAAGCATGATTTTGCGTGGTATAGCGAGAATTTCCTGAAGATTCGTGATAAGAAGGCGAATATTGTGGATTTCAAGCTGAATGTCGCACAGAAGATTGTGCTTGGCAAAATCAAGGAATTGCGTGAGCAGGGTCTGCCAGTACGCATACTGCTCTTGAAAGCACGCCAAATGGGGATGAGCACGTTCACGGAAGGGTTTATTTTCCATGACACCTCCACCAACGAGAACAAGAACGCGCTGATTATTGCCCATGAGGAAAGTGCTTCGGCTAACCTTTTTAATATGTCCAAGTTGTACTATGAATATTTGCCTGATTTGATAAGACCGATGAAAAAGTACGCAAACGGGAAGGTGTTGCAGTTTGAAAACCCAACGTCGGACGAATCAGAGAAATCAAGGAATCCGGGTCTTCGGAGCAAGATTTCCATCGCTACCGCCGGAGCAGGAGAGGTTGGACGTTCTGCTACAGTTCATAATCTCCACGTATCAGAACTCGCCTTCTTCCCTGACCCGAAAATCACTATGCTGGGTCTTATGCAGTGCGTACCTGATGCACCTAATACTAATGTCATCATTGAATCGACTGCAAATGGCGTGGGTGACTATTTTCACGAATTGTGGCAGGCGGCGGAGAAAGGACTGAATGACTTTGTTCCGATATTTTTGCCGTGGTTCATACAGCCTGAGTATACGAGAGCTTTTCGGTCTGAGGCGGAACGTCAGCAGTTTGTGGATGAAATCAGCATGGTCACGAAAGACATGAACGGCAATGATGTGCACAGTTATGAGTATCAGCTCATGAGCAAGCACGGATTGACGTGGGAACAGCTCAATTGGAGGAGGTATACGGTTGCGAACAAATGTCAGGGGGATGAGGAACTCTTCATGCAGGAGTATCCGTCAACGGCGGAGGAAGCGTTTATCTCTAGTGGTCGTCCTAAGTTTAATATTCCAGCTCTCCGTAAGTACCAAACCATTACCAAAGAGCCGATTCGAAGAGGATATCTGCAATACGATAAGGCTTCTGAAAAGGGCGTGAAGTTTGTTGATGATACGAAGGGTTACATTTCCATTTGGAAAGAACCAATCAAAGGAGAACATTATGCCATTGGGGCAGACGTGGCGGAAGGATTGGTCGACGGTGACTTTAGTTGTGGATATGTGGGTGATACTAATTTTGACATTGTTGCTCGATGGCATGGTCATATTGACCCTGATTTATTCGGAACTGAATTGGTTAAGCTGGGTATGTATTATAATGATGCTTATCTTGGGGTGGAAAGCAACAATCACGGGCTTACGACTCTTACGGCTATAAAAAAGGCGGAATACTGGAACCTCTATTACACAAAGACGTTTGACAAAATAAGCGAAGAAATGACGGCGAAACTCGGGTGGACAACGACGGCACGCACGAAGCCGTACATGATTGACAAGCTGGCGGAGTTTATCCGTGAACTGCATTTGGGTATTTATGATGATTTGCTGATTGCGGAAGCTTTCACCTATATCATAGAAGATAATGGGAAAACCAACGCCCAGCCGGGGACACACGACGATACTATCATGGCGTGTGCCATCATGCTACAATTGTTGTTGGAAGGAAAAGGAGATACCTATACGCCTGAAATCCCGATTGACCAGCGCGGGAAATACGTGGGGGAGATTGTGGATGAGCTGTTTGAGAAGGAGAATAAAATGGAGGTGGCAGAATGAATCCGTTTCACAAGGATAAGAAGGGTGAAAAGAAATTATCCCCTGAAGAGCAATATGAAGCGGCGGTTGCATCACACTGGAACTTTAGGTTCAAGGAAGCGATGGTCGCCAAATCAGATTACACCAAACGATGGGCACTGTATTGGGATGCATATCGTGGTGATTATTTTAAGAATGCTAGTTTACCTGATTACAAGAGCAATTACGTTTCCAATTACATTTATTCGATTGTGGAAACGATACGTCCGATTATGTTTGACAATGACCCGAAATTCCAAGCTGTCCCGCGTCAGCCGGAAGGACTGCTGTTCAGCAATGATTGGCAGGAAGTCTTGAGTTACGAATGGGACAGGGAGAACATGGGCATCAAAACCACACGTGAAGCGATTACGATGCTCGTCACGGGCAATATGGTGTTCTTTTTGCCGTGGGATGCAAAGAAAAAGAACGTGAAAAGTATTGCGGTCAGCCCTGATAATATCTTTCCTGACCCATTGGCAACCAGTGTGGATGATTCAGGCTATATCATTTATGCACGCTATTATCACAAGAATATTCTGAAGAAGATGTTCCCAAAAAAAGCACATCGGTTTGCGGGAAGTGCCGTGAATTACAGCGAACTGGTCAGCCACAATGACAAGAATGCGAACGTCAATGACCAAGTATTGGTGCTGGAAGTGTGGGCACGTGAGCATGAAGCGCGGATTGAACACTTGAAGGATGAGAAGGAATACCCGAATGGACGTGTGATTACGTTATGCCCTGAGATTGGCGTGGTGCTGGACGATAAAGAAAACCCGTATAAGAACGAATTCGGCGAATCAGACCTTCCATTTGAAGTGGGCAAGGATTATGATGTGCCGGGCAAGTTTTGGGGTGAAGGGGAAGTAGTACAGCTTCTTTCTCCGCAGAAGTATTTGAATGAACTGAACAACGCTATCATTGACCATGCGAAACTGACTGCCAACTCACCGTGGATTATCGATAAGAATTCAGGCATTGGGGAAGGAAAAATCACATCAAGACAAGGACTCATTATCCGTAAGAATCCGGGCTCTGAAGTGAGGCGGGAACAGCCGACCAACATGCCGAATTACGTGGTGAATGAACTGGAAATCATGAAGGGCGACATGGAGCAGGTAAGTGGAATATTCGATTCTATTAAGGGTAATTCGGAAACAGGCGTGTATACGGCACAAGGGGTATTGGCGTTGCAGGAAGCAGGACAGGCGCGCATCAGGCTGAAAGTGAAGATATATGAAGCATTCCTTACACGACTAGCTAAGAAATGGGCATCACGAATCCGCCAATATTGGAAGGAAGAGCGTTTTATCGGTGTGACACGTTTTGATGGTTCCTATGATGTGAAGCCGTTCAAGTTGCAGGCGCTTGACTTTAACTATGATGTGAAAATCACAGCAGGAAGCACACAACCTGTGAATAGAAGTGCGATGCTTGACTTAATGATACGCTTGGCGCAGACACAGATGCCGGACGGTCAGAACCTCGTGGACAGGGAAGCGGTCGTGAATTACCTGCCGGAAGAAGCCAAATCAGGTATATTGCGCCGCGTTGGTGAGAAGAGCCTGCAAATCGAACAGCAGATGCAACAGCTCACACAGATGGTGGAGGAAGCAAAAGCGAACGATGAGCAGACCATTGGTTCCGTGGAAGAGCTGGTTGGAGCCGTGGAACAGCTGAAAGCACAAATTTTACAACTCGGAGACAAGCATGATAAGCTTGAGAAAGATAAGGCAGAACAGGAAAAACTAACCAAAGCGCATGATGACGGGTACAACAAAGGGTACACGGATGCGGAACAGATTGCTTCTCCAATGGACGGACAGGAACCGCTTCAAAGCGATGATGCTGGACTTGGTGAACAGCTTCCCGATGATATTTTACAAGGTTTAGAGGGAATGTCGGACGATGAGCTGGCACTGTTGATGCAACAAAATCCTGAGTTTTCTGAACTTATCAAATAGAGAAGCAATTGCGTAAGCTTTGCTTACTTAGGTGAATAATCCATTTGGAACTCACAAGGAGGACATAACGTGAATTTGTTGGAATTCCGTGCCATGAAGGCACAAGAAGAAGCAGAGAAGAACGCATCACCACAAGGGAGCGAATCTCATGCACAAACTCAGCAAGTCTCA